TTCGCATGTTTTTAAGTTGATCAACAGTAATACCGGCTTTATCAGCAATGTCTTCTAAAGTGATTGCATAGCCTGTAGCTTGAACTTGACCCCACAATGTGTCCATGTCAAACGCCGCAATATCGTCTATTAAGCTAAATGCGTGTTCAAAACGTAAGTTTAACTCTTCTAGTTTAGCAATTGGTCCTGCAACGTCTGATCCCATCAATTCATTAAGGCTTAGTTTTTCTAAATCTGTCTGAGTATCACTAAACAACCTTAACGATCTAGTTAAACTAATAACTGACTCTTCGTAAGCTTCAGTTAAGCCAGTTGCTGAACCTATTTTAACTAATGCGGCATCAAAAGCAGTACCTAATTGTGTTTCTAGCTGATCAATAGTTATGACCATGCTCTCAAATGCAGCCGTAAGTGCTGTTGAGTTTTTAAGCATATCAAATAATACTTCAGCAGTTAGTTCGCCTGCTTGTGACATTTCACGTAGCTTGCCAACACCAATGCCTGTTTCATCTGCCATAATAGATAGTGTTGATCCAAGCCCTTCAACTAAACTGTTGAATTCATCACCACGTACTGTGCCTGATGCCATTGCTTGGCCAAACTGTCTAATAACACTAGAGGATGTAGCCGCATCTGCGCCACTAACTGCTAATGCTTGTGATAATTTACCAGTAACTTTAATAACGTCTTCTTGGCTAGCACCCATCTCTTTAGTAGATAAAGTTAGCTTGGCATATAAGTCAACAGTGTCAGCAAACGCCGCTCTGTTTTTAACAGCTTCATTGCGTAGTAGTGCAGTTGTTGCCGCAAGTTCTTGCTCTGAGCTTGTTATTAAGCGTAGTTGGTTCTGATATTTTTGGAATTCTTTGGTACTATTAATAATAGCTTGACCAAACTGTACTACTTCTCGTAATGCCAAAGCGGCTGCAAAGCCAGCGGCAGCTCCTTTTAATCTATTTAGACCTTGTACTGCTTGTGTGGTATCAAGCGTTAATCTATAATTGTCTGTTGCCATGCTACTTTCCCATTATCTGTTTAACACGCTGTCTGATAAAAGCCATTGTTGGTTCTACCATGCCCCTAGGTGCTTGTTTACTGTGACCTTCATTAAGTTTAGTTGCATAGTGATAATTTGCAATAATAACTTTATTCTTTAATACTGTTTTACGTCTTGCATTGCCTGTGCGCCTAGGAGTAACACTCTTAAACTTAAACGCCGCTTGTGCAGGAAGTTTGTCAAGCTCGCTTTGAATTCTTCGCAGTTTGGGATTGATTTTACTGCTTGTTCTAGTTAATTTAAAGCTCATTACTACTCTCCCTTACTCGTTGTTCATTGCGTTTGCTCTACTAACCATATTTAACAAATCTTGCTGTGTGTGTTTAGCAGTACTTTTACCGTCTGCTTCATCTCTTGCTTTCTTGTTACAATACGCTTCGTAACCAACAGCTAATTCTGCTGTCCTAATATCTATTGAGTTTCCATGAGCCAGTACTTGCGAGGGTAGTTTACCGTATCGCTTGGCTATAAAGTCTAATGTTAGCCAAGCCTGAAGTTTGTTATCTACACTTTCGTAGTCTGGCTCATGGAGTTTCCCAAGTTTTCTACCACCTTACTAATAACACGCATTGTTACTGTTGGTGGAAGTGTTGCTCCGTCTGCTAGGATGGGCTTACCCTTTTCGTCCAATACCATAGTTGTTAACACACTTGCTAATTCTGAAACATTGTTCTCTGATACGTTTGCCATCTTCATGTATGTGTCCATGTCTTGACGATCATATATCCAAAAGTCTACTGCTTCCCCAAATTCTTCATTTGTGGCTTCGTCATCTAAGGTAATTTTAATTAATTGTGGCTTTGCTGCCAATTGTGATAAGTTCATTCTGTTAATCCTGTTGTCTGTTGATCAATCTATTTGCAAGCATTACAACAAAGTTTAGTCTGTTGGTTGCTTTCTGCAAATCTGCTTGTGCGCAACGCACTTCGTTCTTAGCCTTAGCAGTTTCAGCTAGTAAGCTTCTTAATAATTCTTCATCTGTCTTTGAGTCTAATAAATCCATAAATCTTCCTACAATGTATTTAGCACATAAAGAGAAACAGGGTTCCAAAAAGAAACCCTGTTCTAGCGTGTGCCTTCACATGCTTTAAGCTACGGTGTAATCGCCATCTACTGTAATAGTAATTGGAGATACCCATACTGGGCTGTCTGCAGATACAGTTGGTGATAAACCAGTAATGTAGCCTGAGCCACTTATTGTTTTACCAGTTGCGCCGCCATCAGTGTCACCTAAGTAAAGACTAAAGTCAACCTTTGTCTTTGCCGCAGATGCGCCCCAAATTCCCAAGCCAGCAACAGTAATTGTATCTGCTCCTGAGCCAAAGAAACTTGCTTGTTCTAGTACTAGATTCATTCCCAAACTGTTAGTTGCTGTAGTAGCAATTTGTAGTTTAGAAGCTGAGTCTAATTGTGTCCAAGTAAATACGTCATTTGCCGCGTTTACCGTCACGTCCTGCAATGCAGGGATAGTTGTTCCGGAGTCTGAGCCATTGCTGTTAACACTAAGACTTAGTGTTGACATTGCGGCTGCTACTCCTGGTGCTGGGTATATGTATGCCATGTTGGTTTCCTTTTAAGTTAGTTGTACATATCTTAGTTCTAACGTTGTGACTATTAAATCGCTTACAAACTCTGTAGTTACATCACATTCTCTGGTGTAAGCACCAACGATTGTAGTAATGTCCTTTGCAGCCTTTAATAAACTCACTAATGCGTCATAGTTCGCCGGAACTTGTTTAGCGTCTGCAGTAAAGTAGACCCTGATAATATTTGTTTCATTGGATAACGAAAAACCGCCTAAGGTTTGTATCACTGGAGTAGTTTCTACTTGTAAAGGTTCTACGTAAATTCTCTTAACGTTTTTAATGTAAAGTGGAATTCCTGCATCATCATATGGTAAGTCATTTACTAGTGTAAAGCTCCCCAGTGATAAACCTCTAATGTAGTCTTGTACCAGTTCTCTCATTACCTAATCCTTTTTAGATTGTATTGGCCTGGGTCTTTTTCATCTGATGATATAGTACCATCATTGTCAAAGTCATACCAATCACCTGCTGTGATAAGTTCACCGAATAACGATTCTGACTTGTTATTGTAATATCCAATCTTCTGTCTTTCTGCGTTGTCCTCATTACCAAAGTCTGCTACCTTAGGTAGTATATACTCTGCTAATGCTGTATAGACGCAAAGATCTGTGAAATCATTAAGTCTAGCTTTGATCTTACCAGCGTCAAGTGATGGAATGTCAGCACTACTTGTAATGCCAACACTACTACGATCTAAGTAATAGCTCTTCCACCACTCACTAGCCCTTAGCTGTGTAAGGATTCGTTCAGTTGATCTAACTAAGATATCTTCTATAATATCATCAGTTAAGCCTTCATTATTTTCAAATAAACGCTGATCTCTGTTATAGACATCATCATACTCAGCAAAGCTAAGTGTATTTCCACTCTCAATAATAAAGGCCATCTACTGTTACTCCTGTTTAATTATACGTTAATTAACTGTATGCCACGTGAGGCTGATACAACGCCAACGCCTGCATGCAAACTAGCAACAACATCGTTACCAACAGCTTCTGGACGTCTGCCAACTTCAATGTCAACATTCTTTTGCATAGCAAGACGCATTGCGTCCTGACCAAAGATGAATCCACTGTGTGCGGCTGGAACTAAAGCACTTTGGAACATTTGTACACCAGCAAAGGTGCCAACATAACCATTACGTAAAGCTTCAGTTTGGAAGTCACCGCCACCAATGTTAGCATTAGCATAAAGTGATTTCATTAAGATTGAAGCTTCAGCAGTTGAAAGGATACCGTAAAGCATTCCCATCTCGCCTGCGCCACGAATCTGTGCAACAGCATCAAAGATTGAATCTGATGTCATTGGTACAGAGTCAGTAGTTGACTCTGTAAGGCTTGCTGCCATAGCTGTCAATACTGCTGTGTCAAATGCTGATGCAACTGCGTTGCCCAACACACGACCCAATTCACTTGGATCAATTCCACCCAAGTCACGTACAACGGAACGAGCCGCATACAAGTTAACTGGGATAGTAACACTGTTGTCTGCAATTGCGTTAACAGTAAGATCTGCTCCAGCGTCAGCAGTAATTGCTTGACCAGTAACAGAACCAAGTACAGGTACTTGAGCGCTTTGTGACCCAGCTGGTACATTTACCATTGGGATTAAGTTTCCGCTTAAGAAAAGCGATTGTTCTTGTGCCGCATAAATTGTTGCGGCTTTGGTTGGTATTACTAGACCGTCTAGTGTAAAACCTGACATATATTCGTTAGCCATGATATTCTCCTAAAGATTGGCGTTATATTAAAGCAAGCCTTTTGACTTTGCTTCTTTGTATATCTTACGATGCTCTGGATTAGTTAAATCCAAGTCACCAAGATTAAACTTTGACGAAACATTACCGTTAGATACGTTTGTCTTAGTATTAGTTGTAGTGTTACCTGCAACTTTGAAGTGCGGGTTACTGTCAAGGAAATCCTTAACTAAATCATCTACGCTGAACAAGTTTCCTGATTCATTGTAGCGAACGTTACCTGTATCATCCAATACTTCAACATCGTCTCCGCTTTCTGACAATCTAACACTATCGTTCAAAAGTTGTCTAACTTGTGATGGATTAATGCTTTTATGTCTTGCCGCAGAATCAAGTAGTGGGTTAGTAACCTTGTACTCCTTGATCAAGTTGTCTCGTTTATGGATTTCTGCATCCTTTTTTGCAGCCAATTCCTGCAGGGTTTTTTCAAACTCACCACGCTTCAAAGCTTCATCAGTACGACGTTTCTCATCTGCATCACGTAAGCCCCGGAGTTCTTGTGGATCTCCCAAGTCTTCGTATGGTTTTAGAAGTTTACGTTCAATTGATCCACGCATTCGCGCCATCATGTTGTCTACTTCTTCCTGTGTATAGTTCTTGGTTGCTACCTGATTTTCAGTTTTTACGTCCTGGGTTTCAGTTGCCGCATCGTTTGCCAATGTTGTATCGCTCATTGTAAGCTCGCCTCCTTAAGAGTGTGTTTGTAATATTGTGTACACAATAAATTAATTATTAAACTTATTGTAATGTTATTTATCAATTGCCCGTAAATACATTGCAGTTATGGCGCAGTCCTACGTTTCTTAATTCGCTTGTTAACAGCTCTTGGCTTGAATGTACCTTTTTGTATACCCATACCTTTATTAAAGCTACTGGAGTGAGGGCTTCTTATACCCCCACCCCTTCTAGCATATGCAAATCCAGCTCTGTGTCCACCACATCCGTGCTTGCATACACTACCGCGGAACCTAGCCATTTAATATTTCTTCTTCTTAGACTTAGGCTTCTTCTTTTTCTTCTTGGCATATGCCATATTACTCTCCTTGGTGTATCCAACCCTGTGCTACATAAGCAAGATGTTCTTCTTGCGTGTTAACAATAACCTGTGCATTGTCTGCTGGATTAATCATAACATGCGGTACAAAGTCGTCTAGATCAATGTCTTCAATGTCCATCCACTGTAGTAAACGCTTGTCAATTTCTTTAATAACTCTTTTATCTGTGGCTGTTTCACGTGCTATTCTAAGTTGTCCAACTTCTGCACTTGTGTCACGTATGTTAAAGCTACCTGGATAATCTAGTTCACCGTCCCATACTGTTCCTTGATAGTAAGCATAGAACTTCCAAATTTGCTCTTCAGCAAGTTCTAGTTGATCCGCTTTCTCACTTAGTTTAGCATTAAGCAATTGGAATTCTGTTTCCATAGCAACTCCGCTCATTGTGCGACTTTCAGTTGCTCTTACTGCTCCAGTGTTGGCCATCTTATCAATAGCTTCAATGGTATGGTTGATTGATTTGTATATACTGTCTATACTTGCACCACTAAATTCAAGTGCGTATGGCTTCAGTCCTGGATCTAAGTTGTCTGGCATGTGTATTAAAGCACCTGCGCCTGTGCCAACGTTAGTCTCTGGCGTGGCTACTAGACTTGGATGCGTGTCTAACTTAATTGATTCAACAGCTTCACTTGTGCAATTGTAAATCATTTTTTGTGCGTCTGCAATGTCATTGATGTCACTAATGCCAATGCCTCTGACAGTGCTTCTTGTATTGTATGCACACACCGCTGGGATCCATCCCAAGCCATTTGGTTCTACTTCATAATCTTTAACGGATTCTTCGTCACCGTCTAAGGTGTATGTAGTAATAAAGTCTGGCGTCCATTCTTTAACAACAGTTATACTGCCATTGGTGTCTTCAATATACTTAAAGTAATCCAGCACGTACTTACCATTGGGTTGACGTGTCCAGTTCCAGTCAGTAACTACTAAAGGTGTTAACATTGTTAGGTACGGACGTACTTGTGATTCAAGTTCGTCTGCCATACTAACAGCGCCTACGTTGGGCTTAACGCACATAATCCAAGCGTGACCAAACACACTAGTCCATACGTTTACTTCTTTCATAAATTGGTCTAGGCTGCGACCATCGTGATCAACGTCACGCATAAAGTTTCTAATGCCTGGGCTGTTTTCAAGTGATCCAAGGTCTCTCTTAGGTTGATCTCTAAATAAGAAGCTTGTGTACACATTAATAACACTGCGACAGTGATTTTCTAATGGAGTTGTTTCAAGTCTAGCATCGTACTCTCTACCGTTTTCTAATTGGTAGTGGAACAAGTGTCCGGCGTTACGATATACTTCGCCGCCTATGTATGATTCAAACAAGTATTGCCAGTGTTCGTTGTTACCGTTGTATATTGAATTGCCTGCTAATATAGCGGCTGCATCGTCTGATACAATGTGTGATATATCCATTAATTTTTCCTTTGTTGTTATCTTATTGTCCAACGCTGTGGCGCAACTGGTTCAACTGTTCTACGTAGTGGGTACAAGAACGCAAGACAATATGACCAAGCATCAAACATATGATCGTGGCCTGAATCTTTGTCTGGTATCATTGTACCTGCTTTAAAGCTGTGCTTCTCTAAACTCTCTATAGTGTATTTACATCTTTTTGCGATAAAGGCATGCGGAATACCATCAGCTGAACATAAACGTGCGTTACTAGCGTTAATTCTGTCTTTTACTGGGTCATGTTTGCGTGGTGCCTTAACTGTAAACCCAGCGTTAGTTAATATTGTGTGATCTGTCATGCCATTTGCACTTGTTTTACGCTGACTACCTGATGGATCTGGATAGACATTCACTCTGCTTGTGGGATATCTGTTTCTAATCTCTTCTACCATCTCATTTGTGTTACTACTGTACATTAATATCTCATCTATGGTGTATATAGCGTCTCCACTGCGTACACTTATGGTTGCACAAATTGGCGATACGTTAAAATCAAGTCCCACATCTATAACTCTTGTGTCTGGGTTTTCAAGTTCTTTAATGTTAACATCACGCTTGAACGCCCATGCTATTAAGTTGTTGTCAGTTTCAAAAGTTGCTAGGAACTCCTGATTAAACTGTCGCTCACTCATATCCTGTTTTGCGGCTTCAATTTCATTTGCAGTAACAAAGCCACCGTCTATGGTGCGGTATTGAAATGTACTCCAATTGGTTGTCTCTTGTGCTTGTATATATAAATCGTAGAAGGTATTGTTCTTGCCTTTTGGCGTTCCTATAAACAATGCACCGCCTTGTTGGTCAGCTAGTGCAGGGCGTATTATCTCTCCCCACAATGATTCCAGCTTACATTCACCGGCTTCGTCTATTACACAATAGCTTAGACTAACACCACGCAACTTGTCTGGATCTTCTGTACCTTTAAGACTAATAACACTACCATTCTTAAGAGTAATGCTGAGTTCGCTTTCGTTAATCTTCTTAACCCAACGTAGGTCCATGAGTCTACGCTTTAAAGGTTTCCACAGGATCATCTTAGCGGCTCTATAACTTGTAGTAAGATAGAATATTTCTTGGTTGGGCATACGAGCCCTGTAACATATTTCACGCATACTTAGATATGTTTTGCCAAAGCGTCTACCAGCCACAACAACCTTGAAGCGGCTGTCACAGTCTGCTATTGTTTGTTGAGGTTTACTTAGCTTCAACGCATAAGTCCTCTACTATCTTTTCCAACAGTCCAAACTTTTGCTCATGTCTAACGATTAAACTTCTGTCTTTGCGTATCATATCAACTAGTTCTTTGTGTTGCTGTGTTAGTTGAACCATTATTGCTTCAAGTCTATTGTGATGATGCACTAATTCATTTAACATTTCGCTGTGTGTTTCAAGTTCTAGTAACGGGTCAAAGTTTGGATCTATCATTCTCATTGTTTAGGACTCCGTGGGCGTTTGGGACTTGGCTTTTTTAAGTGTGTTAGTCTTGGTATTACTTCTAAATTGTCCATAGTCCATCCTTCTGAAAAGTCAAGTCTGCTAAGGCATAAGTCGTCACTGCCTCTTCCACGTTGAAGCCATATGTGGTGGGGCCATATGCTGATCCAATCATCCCATGTTAATTCATAGTCTTCGTTTCTAAACTTAGCTTGACTTTTATGTTTGCTGTATGCGTAATACTTGTCGTGGTCAATAGGGTCCGGACCACTAATCCATTTGCTTGGATCTTCTTTAAGTCCTTGTGGCTTGCGTATTGTTTTAAGTGTGTAAACGTATTTGGGTATGTATCCGATCATAGCATACTCCATAATAACGTGGACAATACAATAGCATATG